ACAGTTTACGCTTCTGCTTACGAACAGTTTCTTTATCAGCATCAATACCACTGTTCCACAGTTCGCGGTTGTATTCAGAGACGGGATCTTTCTGACCAAGAGTAGTCAGAGAGTTCTCAATATACCAACCACCATTACTTTGGAAAGCATGGGTATACATCTTTGCCCAGGGGAGTTCTTCACCTTCAGGCGCAGGGAGGAAACGGATAACTGCAAAACCGTTTCCAGTTTTGTCCATTTCGGGTTTCCAGAGACGCTCATCAGCGCCACTAGAAGTTGTGCTCATCTTCTCTACTTCCTTTACCAGTTTGGAAGTCAGCGAACCAAGAGAAGATTGTTTTTTAAGGTCAGCAAAAGACATTAGGATTACCTCGGATTGTTTGGATTTGGCTTGTGTGTACCTTGTTATTCTACAGGTCGGAACCAGTCTTGTCAATCTGTTCCTTCATCACCTCAAGCATTTTGGACATGTTATTTAAAATGATATTCATATCAACGTTAGGTGGGAGACCCATCATAGACGCAGATTGTGTGACTCTTTCCTTCATTTCAATCGCTTCAGGATCATCTGATAAACTCAAGCGAGTATAAAGAACTTTTTGTTTCTCAAGAAGTCTTTCTAGGAGTTCAACGTGTTTCAGTTTTTCTTCTTTTGTCATTGTGGGAAACTTGAAGACGTTTGAATAAACTTCTTCTTGCATCTCACTAATTTCAGCCATCTCAGCACGGACAACTTCAGATTTAAAGAAACTCATTTTTCTCCAAATATAACTTCTTTCAAAATGTTTTTATAACGTGGTACATCAATATTTAGAAACGAAGAATATTTTTTCATTCTCATACTGACGGTTTCCCACACTGGATCTTTTAATTGCTTATCAAAATTTTTCCCGAACAGGAAAATTTTATCATAGATCACCATGGTTTCTATACTAACGTTCCCGTTCAGGAAATTTTTTAGAACTGGTGGATGACCTTTAGAGCAATCAAAAATATCATCTACTTTTTTATTTTCAAATAAACTTTGAGTTTCTTCTTTGAAAATATATGATAGAGATTGGTTTCTTTTCTTCCATTCAGAGTATCTACCTTCACCTTCTCGTATCATCTCTCCTATCCAAAGCTTACTTGGATCAGTGCAGGTGATAAAGTTTGATACAAAGAATTCTTCAACCTCTTTATCGCTTTTGTTTCGTGCAACTTTTTCAAACCAGAACCGATCTTTACGTTTGTAAAAAGATTGAACAGTTGCACGACTCTTACCACAATACTTGTGATAGTCATAACTGTCTTTGGTGAAATGATTCTTCAAAGACAGATAGCATTTATAGGCATCAAAAGGCATCATTAATTAAAGTGGTAGTTTCGCTCTAGAGCTCCTCTTCAGAAAGTTTAACTCCATTGCTTCATATTTGATCTTTTCCTTGAGTGGTTTTGAAATCAACTTAGGAACAGATTCAACATCAATGTTATTCTTTTCGCAAAAGAAAATGATTGCATCAATATAGTTCATGTCATCATTTACATGAACCAAAGATTCAATTTCTTGTGCAAATCTTGATGGGCAGAAGAATTTGCTTTCTAGTGCTTTCTCTAATTCATTCTCCATCTGACCCAGTATTGTGATGTACAAACTCTTTAATATAACGAACTAATAATTTAATATAGTCCCCTTTGTTCCTTTTGTCAAATACTTTGACTTCACCACCAGGAGTGACCATCAAAGTAATAAGTTTTTTAATTGGGATTCCAGTCAATTCATAATACGCAGCAGCGTAAAACATTTCTTGGACAAAATAATTTTCAATCCACTTTTCAGGTTTAATTTTAGTGGATGTTTTGAAGTCAATAACTGCAAGTTCTCCTTCGTATTCTGCAATACAATCAACTCGTCCAGCAAGTCCAAGGTATTCAGAATAAAGAGTCCGCTCAATAGCGTGTATGTTATTTATCTTATCAAGTTCGTTCTTGACATGATAAAACATAAACTTTGTCAGGGGTTGATAATTATCCCAGTTTAATTCTTTGTTTTCAAGATAGTCTTGACACACTTCGTGAAAATCAGTCCCTCTTGCTGTTGCTTGTTTTGTGATACGATTTGCTTCTTCAATACCAACTCGCTTTCGCCAGTCAACAAAAATCTGTCGGTTATAAAAAGAAGTTACAGAAGTAATAGATGGCACCCAGTCTCCATTGGGAAGATTGTAGAGACGGATGCCATTCGTTTCTTTCTTTTCTAATTCAAGATCACCTAAAAAATTACAATGAACAAAACTCATACACCGATTTCCATTTTTGCAAGAATGTATTCCTTCACAAATCCAGAGCGAACAATATCTTCAACTCCAAATTCAATAATATCAATTGAAGGCATAATGCGAAGAACTTTCATGAAATCAACGATTCCATTCTTCTCATTAGACTTTTGAAGATCAGATTGAGTAGCATCACCACAGAACATGATCTTACTATTTTCACCTACACGAGTAATTATACTATCAAGTTCATGGAAATTCAAGTTTTGAAATTCATCAACAATGACAATAGCATTATCTAAAGTTGTACCACGAATAAAGGAAGTGCTCCAGAAACTAATTGTTCCCTGAGTTTTGAGATTACCATAGAGCATTTCAAAGTCTGCTTCTGTTGGTAACTCAAACATATACTTTACCATATTCTTATAAGGAATTTGATAAAGCGAAGACTTGTCTTCATGATCTCCAGGAAGAAAACCAATCTCACGAGTAGCAACAAGAGACCTTACAATGTAAATCTTTTCATAAGGAGATTTTTCATTCAGAAGATCTTTAAGAGCATTATAAAGAGTAATGAATGTTTTACCAGTTCCTGCACAACCATATGCAACTAGGTTCTGGTCATTCTTGTAGCAACGGAAAAGTTCCTCTTGATTGTCTGTCAGAGGTTCAATTGTCCTCATTAAGTCGGAGTTGATTGGTTTTTTTCTTTTCATTTGTTTGTTGCTCATTCCGAATGGGACAGGAGACTTGGGGGTGTTTCTTTTTGCTGGCATTTTTAAACAGGTCTTACGTTGGAACCAGGGGCTTTTGATGCTTTACGGAGAACTTCATTCCACCCAGGATGTTTAACCCTGAGCTTGTCGTAAACTTCTCCAACTTCACCAAAATTTGGAAAGGTAGATGGGTCAGAGTAATCTCTTTCCCAACCTGGATTGTCTACTTTCCACTGATCCCAATCGTGAACACTCATCTTAACTTCTTTTTGTTCACCAGTTTCTTTATTAATAACGGGATATACTGCCATAGATCTCAATAAACTGTAAGAATATTTATTCAATAGTGATGGATGGAGCATCTACACATTCGGAACAACCATCACGAGTCCAACCAAGTGCTTCAGATACTGCAGGGAACTGACAAGTAAAAATACAACGAATCAGTTCAGCGATTTGCATATGTTCCTTCTGTGTTCCGTGAGCAGAACGCAGATCAATATAGTGGATCCAAGAACGCACAGAGCCCGTCATATACAGTCTTGTGGGGGTCGCTAGGGGGAGCACGAACCTTGCACACTCCTTTGCTACTCCAGAGTCTAGGAGACGCTTGTAGATGCGTAGAGAGTGCTCAAAATGAACACGGATGTCTTCACTCAAAACTAAGTTAAGATATGCAGGAATGTCATCAATACTATTCTGACGATTCTTTTCATCCTGACGACGCAGTTCTGGAAGAGGAATAATATCACCAAGAAGAGTGCTGTCAGCATAACGCTGTGAGAATTCTTGATATGTAAAGGACCTATGGCGAAGAATTTGTGCTGCAATACCACGAGTAGTATTAATCTCAACAGTCATCGTTGCTTGCTCAAAGATGCTCCAGTGTTGATGCTGAATACAATACTTAAGAAGACCAGAAAATTTTTCATTCTCTTGATTAGCAGGATTACTCACACGAGCACAGTAAGCCATATGCTTTTCTGCATCAGGTGTAACACTAATCAGTTTGACTTCAGGTTTCATATACTCAAAATCAATCGGGGTATCCATCGTCATCTCCATCATAAAATACTTCGTCGTAATCAGTAAGGTGTGTTGAAATCTCTTCGTAACTCATCTTATATGAATCTACATCAGAATAAACTTCTGATTTAAGACACTCTACCAGAGACTCAAGATTCTTCACAATTAGTTTGAGTTTTTCTCTGTCCATTTTTTTATAAACCCTAACAACTTAATTATAGACAAAAAAAGGGGGGTAGTCAACCCCCAATTGGACTATTCTAATATTCTCCTACAAATTCTTTTACATGTTACCTGATCATCATCGCATTCAATCAAACAATTATAATAATCATTTATCAAGTCCAATCATCATTACATTTATCCAAAGTTTCTTCAAAATGTTTCCATTCTGCAAGTTGATTGAAAGAAATAAGGTTATGCATAATGCCTCCAGGCAATAGTAAATTAATAACAAAGAATGTTTTTGTTACATGGGCATAATCCCGAAGATATTGATATTGTAATAAACTCAGATCATTTGGTCAATCAGCAAATATACTCACAAAAAAAGAGGGGATTAACCCCTCCTGTTAAATATTGGTTCCACCGATAACATATCTTCAAACCATTCTCTCAAATGTATTTGGTAGCAAGACCAATACTTACACCCTCTATATGTTAGTTGGTAGCAAGCAGGTGGTCTGCTATCCTTATCCATATCATCATAGTGATATGTGTAGTTTTCCATTACTTATTCAGCAATAGGACTTCTGCATAAATCAAGAGAATGAATGCTGTAGATGCACCACAAATGGATGCTATTAAAGCAATCATTTTGCTGCTCCAACCAGTTGTGCTAGTTGTGCTAGGTGACGACGATTCTCTTTTTGCTTCTTCTCTTTGATGAGTTGAAGGAAATTGAGTTTCTGCATCACTTGTGCCCCTCTTTTACAAACTTGACGCCGCGATAGACTTCATTTTGCTGTTGAGGCTGTTGCATCATTTGCTGTTGATACTCCAGACGCTTCTGGGTATCGTATTCAGCACCACGGTATACGACTTTAGACATTAGGGTTCTCCTTAGTTTTTTAGGTTAAAGAGCGTTCCTTCAGTCGGCTTTTGCGTCTTGGAAACATCCTTTCTTGGTGACTTGTTTAATTTCATAAACAAGATCATTCTTTTGCTTATCATCAACTAAAGGATTAGCATTAATTCTACCAATCATCAATTGTGCCTGTAAGCAGGTTAAGAATAGTTGTTCCATAGATGAACGATCCGTTCCGAGTCGGCTTACTTCCGTTCGCTATTTGCGAATAGCGAATGAACGTAAGGTCATTATAGACCTATTGATCTATATAGTCAATTTCTTTTGTAAAATGTGATACAAAAATATATTACTTTAACTTACTCAATACTTCTTCAAACTTGTCAGATTTACTGCGATATGAAGAAGCACTTTGTTCCAGTACATCTATAATGTCATCTACAATAATTTCAGTAGAAGCATCAGTATCAAAGTATTGTTGGATTGCTTCGGACAGATAACGTTTCCGACTCCATTCCAAACTGTAGGGTTTGTAGTCCATGATATGAATATTATATGACTGTATTGTAAGGTATCTATGCTTGTTTGTCAAGCATATTAGTCTCTTTGTCGCCAGTCTTCTGGTTTATCCTCAGTCCACCAGTCAACCATATCATCAACACTTTCAAAGTATCTTTTACCAAAACGTTCATTACCAAGTCCACCTAGATCTAATTGATTCATGAAATCATCAAGATCACCTTCTTGCATGTCTGGGTTTTCTGCTCTTCTTCTTGCTTGTCTGAGAATAGTAGCTGCAGAACGATTAGACTTTGCTAACTTCTCTGCCCAGATCATGTCGCTTAATTCCACAGATTCACCTTTCACAATTCGTTCGCAGATTGCTTCAAGACGAAGACGATACTGTGTAGAGAGCATGTGTAATCTCCAGATAGGGTTATTTAGCATTACCTTTCAATATAACTCAAAGTATGATTTTGAGCATACAATTGTTGAATAATTATATCACAACCAATCTTTGGATTGCAATCTCCACAGGTATAAACATCTACTGCTGCTTTACCTTCTTCTGGCCATGTGTGAATACTAATATGACTTTCTGAGAGCAAACAAATAACAGTAACTCCTTGTGGTTCAAACTTTTTTGAGATTGTTTGAATCACGGTAGCACCACTTGCAACTGCTGCATTTTCCAGTAAGTCTATAAGACAACGCTCGTTGTCCAAAAGAACGAACGAGCATCCATACAAATTAAGTAAGTAGTGCTTTCCCATTATTCAATTGCTTCAGGGTCTATCCCGTATTCGTTAATTAGTTTGTCAATTTTAGTCTCTTGACCTGAGAGTTTTTCAATCTCAAAGATAGATGACTTTTGATACTTCTTGAGTTTCTTATATTCTTTAATAAGTTTTTCTACTTCTCTGTTTTTAATATAAAGTTTAAATTCTTTATCTTTTGCAGGTTTTGCAAAACCCTTAAAACCTTCATTCATCGTCCTTTCTTTTTCTTCTCGGGTTGTTTGTATCCCCACAGTTTGGGATTAGTTCTTCCGTATCCAAAATCAATTTTTTGAACTGCACCAGGACCATACTTATCATAGTACATATCAAAAATACGAGTTCTTGATCCTCTTACCAGATCAATACTTTCTTTTTCATCAACAATATACCAAATTAAATATGCATCATTCGGAAAAGAAGAATCTTTTGCTTGTTCTACCGTTGTATTCTCTAGAAGAATATCACATCCATAACTAGATGGAACAATAATTCTTTCATCTTTTCCGTAATCTGCCATATCTTTCTCCATACTTACAGCAGTAGTCACGAACGTCCACCCCACTGAATATCGGGATATGCTTCTGCTACTACCTCTTGGGTGATCTTATATTTAGATTGAAGATTTTTGTCTTTAACAAGAATTAACAGCTCTGCTTCCATGGGATGAAGAGCACGAAGAAGATTGATAAACATCATCTCTCTTCGGATATTATTAAGTCCTCTATTACCACCCTTTACATAATGATAAAGGTTCTGATATTCTCTACGCAGAGAAGTGCGTCCTCTACCATCAAGGTCTTGACCAGTTGCAGACTCTCCTCCAGATGCTTCTCTCCTCAAGTTATCTGAAAGACTTCCAGAATAAACAGATTGCTCTTCTGCATTTGCATAGGGAACATCACCTTCTGGAAGAAGAGATTCTACTGATTCATCAAAGTTCCAAATCAAAATAGACTTAAGAGCAGGATTCTCATACTCTTTAAGAACTTCTACTTTTTTTGCATTAGAACGCTGAGAACTTGCAAGAGCAAGAATCTCATGCTGAAAGGGATTTGTGGGGAGTTTAGTATTCTCAGTAGAAGACTTTTTAGTTTTACTCGTCGTCGTCTTCTTCGTCGTAGTCGTCATAATTGTTTTCAAATCGTACTGCTAAAATTTCATCGGGTAATACATTACCGTTTTCATCAAACATCTCTGGATGCGTATAAGCAACGTTGGTGGTGTAGAAATGTTCTTTTGCTAACCATCCTACCACACCTCCAACAAAAAAGAACATTATTGAAATGAGAGTACTGATGGTGAGAGTTACTGCTAACATCTGTTTTCTCCAGAGAATTGTTTTATTTTTTCCTGATATCCAAGTAGAAGTTCAGGTGTAAAACAAATTCTCTGCGGAAAAGAGTAACCATTTTACCAAACTTTACTTGGAAAGTTTTTGGTGCTTCGGGTCTTCTCCTCCTATTACGTAACAGTAATTCAACTCCCCGATTAATTTCGGGTTCTGACTTATTTAGAGATCTTTTTCCGTCGTCCAGGTCTTCTGTCATAACTATATTTTTTAGCATCATCCAAGATGCCACTCAGATAATTTTTAATTTTTCTTGCTTGTGGTTTAGGAATGTGACCATATGCTTCACGAAGCAATTTATGATTATTGTCTGTACCACCTTCAAGATATTCTTCAAGTTCTTCAACAAGATCGTTTATTTCAGAAGCAGTTTTGCTTACAATAAACTCATCAACTTCCAATTTCCTAGTTCCACGAACTTTCAAATAATCATAAAATTTCAAAACAAACTGTCCTTCAAAAGCATAATCAATTGCTTTCTCAACGTCGGTGTAGATTTCGCGGAAGTTATTATCCATTAAACCAAATTTTGCTCCTTAAGGTATTCAACGGCATCTGAACATCCACCAATATGTTTGTCATCAACAATCACCTGAGGGAATGTAGATCCTTGACCAAATTCCGCATAAAATTCTTCGCGGGTAAAATCTCTATTCAATTTGTAAATAACGTATTTCAACTCAGCCAATTGTAGCACCTGTTCTATTTTAGTGCAATATGGACAACCATCTTTGGAGTAAACTGTAAATGTCATATTTCTCTTTTTGAAATTTATTTATTAAAAAAGGAGGGTTTCCCCTCCTAGTATATCAGAGAGCGTTACCTCTAGGCAAGACTTCTTCTGGGAATACAAAGTTTTCATGAGGTTGATCCACAGGTGCCATCCAAGCACGAAGACCTTCATTCAAAAGAATATTCTTTGTATAGAAAGTTTCAAACTCAGGATCCTCCGCTGCACGAATCTCCTGACTTACGAAATCGTAAGCCCTAAGATTAAGAGCAAGACCAATAATCCCGATAGAGGATGTCCAAAGACCCATGACAGGAACAAAAAGCATAAAAAAGTGAAGCCACCTCTTATTGCTGAAGGCGATGCCAAAAATCTGCGACCAGAAACGGTTAGCCGTAACCATAGAATACGTCTCTTCCTCTTGAGTCGGTTCAAACGCCTTAAAAGTGTTTGCTTGGTCACTGTCTTCAAATAATGTGTTTTCTACAGTTGCTCCATGAATTGCACAGAGCAATGCTCCTCCTAGTATACCAGCAACTCCCATCATGTGGAAGGGGTTGAGTGTCCAGTTGTGGAAACCCTGAAGGAACAGCAGGAACCTGAAGATCGCTGCTACACCAAAGGATGGTGCGAAGAACCAACTAGATTGACCCAGAGGATACATCAGGAACACGCTGACGAATACAGCGATAGGACCTGAGAATGCGATTGCGTTATAAGGACGGATACCCACCAGACGAGCAATCTCAAACTGGCGGAGCATGAAACCGATTAAGCTGAAAGCCCCGTGGAGCGCCACAAAAGTCCAGAGTCCCCCAAGTTGGACCCAGCGGACGAAATCTCCCTGAGCTTCAGG